ACGCCATGAGCAGAGCGTATTGAGCCGGGAGGATAAGCGTGTACAGAAGGTGGAATCTGGGCGGGATGCTGCTTATGCCTTCGCTTCCCCAAATCGTGTTGCGGAAGATATATTTCAAAGCCATCTCGCGCCTCCTATGCCCCGGCCATAACGAACGTTTCGGTGACCGGATCTCCGACGTAAACTTCGCAAGACTGGAAGCTTCCGTCCAAGCCATAAAGAACCTCAGCGCCCTTGTAGCTTCCGCTGTCGCCAATCAGGACGCCAGAGAGGGTTGTTGCCGTAGCCGAGTTCGACCAAGCGCTGTCCCCAACGCTGTTGGTTGCCCGGTATCGGATCCAGTACTTCACCCCGGGCGAAAGCGGCTCCGCATCCTGCGAAAGAGAGCCGCTGGAGTATTCCATGGTTGGGGAGGAATACGACGAGTCTGGCGACACCTGGATGTCGTAGCCGGTGATGGCTGCACCGTTGTTGTCGGGAGCGCTCATACTGAACTCGATGAGCGTGGTCTCGATGTTCGTAATCACCGGTGTTGAAGGCTTGTCGGGTGCCTTCGGGATGCGCGTTAGTCCGAGCGACCACGAACCGCTTGCCGATCCGAAGTTGCCACCATTGCTGTCGTTCGCCGCGTACGACCCCGAAGCGGTCTTGGTGCCGTCCGAAGAGTGGTAAACCTTGTCGGTGTCGGAGCCGATCAGCTTCGAGGAGTATGACGAGAAGTCATACGGTGCCCAGCCACTCGCAGACACGCCGATGGAGCCGGTGATTGATCCGGTGTTTCCAGAGTTGCCCGTGTAGTAGCCGGAGCCGGAAAGCTTCTCTACCCAAAGCCATCCGTTCACGTTGGTGTAGTTCGACGCCTGACTTTGAGACCCTTGCGTAATCCGACAATGCAGACGATACGAAGAGTTCCCAGAGAATGTCTTGTAGAAATCAGCCATCGGACTACTCCTCGATCACATCAAACGTTGCCTCAAACTCTTCGGTTGTAAAGATGCCGATGTCGAGGTCTGGACCCGGATCGAAGTCAACGATCACGCGACCAGCGAGCAGCGATCCGACTCCCTGTCGCTCGAAGTCAAACTTGCGTCCGTCTGCCTTGTTTCTTGCAGTAGCCATTGTGGTCTCCTTGGGTCTTTGTTATGAAGGGATCTTGACCCAGATGCGTCCGGCTGCGTAGGCCGGGGCGGTTGTCTGGGCGTAGATGCCGAGCGCTTCACGAGCGGTGGTTGCAGTTGTGGCACCGGTTCCGCCCTTTGCTATCGGGAGAGTTCCGGTCACGCCGGTTCCGGATAGCGAGACCGACAGGAGCGGCTTCCAGTCCGACCCATCCCAGTACTCAAACCCACCAAGCTGCTGGTTGTATCCCATCTTGTATAGTCCGGGCGTCTTGGGGCGACGAGCGTTGCTCGGCCATGCGCCAACCTTCTGGTCAGTCCAGTAGCGGTCGTCCACGACTTTGCCAGCCGCAATGCTGGTAACGCCGGGGTCTACTTGGATCACAGCGAGCGAGATTTGGAACACTCCGGTCGTGGTCTGCTCCAGCGCAGGAGGCTCCCCGGTTCCGGAAGTTCCGGAGATGATCTTGGGCAGGATCCGATCGTCGATTGTCGGTGCTGAAATATTGAGTTCCAGAACGAGTCGGTCGTATCGAATTCCAGCACTCGGAGCGGCTACGCTGACCGTCTCTTCTGCGGTGCTGTACATCATGTAGCCTCGAAGGATCGCTGACCCGGCGCGAACCTTTACGGCGAGACCAGAAGAGTCTGCGTAAGGCTCCAAATTGGTGTCGCCGATCTCGCCCACCACTCCGTCAGTAGCGGCCATCTCGCGGTACAACCGCCCATACTCGATGTCGGTTGTGTCTTCGGCCACGTAAGGCCATGAAGTGATTGCCATTGGGGTTCCTCCCGGTCTCGGCTATTCTACCTGTTTGTGCGCTAGGGAGCGCTCTCGAGTTGCGACTATGGTGTCCATACAGAGCCGACGACAGACGCGAGTTGCTCGTCCGTGACGGCAGCGGGGTTCAGACCCGGAGCGGGAGGGAGTGCATCCTTCGCGATTTCATACTGTCCGACAGCATAGGCGTGAACCGTCGTGATAGTCGTTCCGGAAGAGATCTCTGTCGATACCAGACGTCCGATATTCGACTCTACGAAGCTAGCTGGATTGGGGATGTGCGCTCGCTCAGCAGCGGCGACGAAGCGCTTTCGGAGATCCTCGTCGTCGCGTGCTGCGATGTGCTGTGCTGTTGTGTCTGTCATGATCTCTCCTAAATTTTGATGATACTGTTGAGTGTGATGTAGGGTTGTAGGTTGTTGTGCGCTTGACCTCCACCGTCAACCCGCAAACCATCAGGGTTGCCCGTCGAGTTGGGGAACAAGTTGTGGTAATCGGGGTCACCCGAGAACTCGTATAGTCCACTGGTCGATCGCCAGTTGAGATCGGGCGTCTGGTTGTTCGTTTTCACTTGAGTGTTGGGCACCTCGGCATCGGTCAGCGTGTGCGCCTTCTCGCCACCGGTCTTTCCGAGCGTGTCGAATTCTGTCTGCGATACATCGAGACCAACAACCGTGCGACCCCGCATGTCGGGGATGTTGAAGTGATCTATGTCGTCCGCACCGTAAGTGGTGCCGAGCGCGGCATATAGCCCCGGGTACTCCGAGCGAAGCAACGAGCGCCCATCGTTGAACATCCATCCGACCGGCTCTACGATGCCGGCAAATTCCATGATAGCGCCCGGTGGAGTTTTGTCTGCCGGATCGTCTTCCTTCGGCGTTCCGATATTGGTCTCAAGCTTCTCCACCCGGCGCGTCGTGTCTTCAACCGTTTGTCGCAGGGCAGACTCGCGATTGAAGTCGGCAATGTCGCCGATTGCAACGCCCGATCGGAGACCGGAAGAGTCCACGATGATGGCAGCTTCGGTGATGTTCGTTTTGGTCTCCTGACCGTCCACGACGATGGTGATCTTGTCGCCCAGTTTGAAGTCTCGAAGGAAGACCATGCTCTGGTCGTTTGACGGAACCGCCTTGACTGCGACCTTGGTGTAGCCGCGCTCAAGAAGCTCTCCCAGACCGGCGCTTTCAAGCTCGTCCAAGATGTCCGTCTGGCGCTGGTCTTTGAACTCCTCAATAACGAGTCCCCAGTCGTCCTCAGCCGCCGTAGCTTCTGCGGTCGTAACGTCTACAAACTGACGGTCGACACCTTCGCCTTGTCCAGCAACGATCATGCGCGTTACCTCTGGTGGAGCGAACTCAACCGACTCCTCGTCCAAAGTTCCATTCTTCACGTCGAGTCGGATGAAGGCTGTGCGGTCGGTCGGCTCGTAAATCTGTATCTCGAGCTCCTCGCCAACCTGCACAACGCGGAAGCCGAGACCGCCACCCTCGATCGCGATCTCGCTCATGAGCTCGCCAAGGTTGTCAAACCGAACGCGCTTGGTCAAGGTGGAGCCCAGATTCTTGTTCGTAGCCTCCAGCCGAAGGAAGTCTCGCAACCCAGCCACGCGACCCGCAGGAGCGTCGCCGCTCGAAACGTTGTATGCCGCATACTCTCGGAGAAGCGTTTCGGCATTGCCAGTACGGGTGTCGTACGCGAATGCTTGCGTGGCTGAGTTGGCGTTTGCGGGATCGGGATACGCCCGGGCGTCCCAAAGTAGTCGATCGTCGCTTAGACCAGCCAGAGACACCATACCATCGGGGTCAGAGGCAGTTGAGCGCTTACTAGGCTTGCTCGTGGAACCGGACATGACGATCTCGCCGGTCTCGTGGTCTGTTATGATGATGCCGGAGCCGGGTGCTCGAAGGCGACTGGTCATGCGGTGCTCGGCAGGAAGGCTGATGGACCATGAGCCGATGCCGTTGAAGACGGGTTGGATCTTTAGGCTCAGATCCTGAGCCGGGATAGCGCCCCGGCGAACAAGATTCCTGTCGCGGACTTCGACCAGAAGATCGTCTGCGCGTAGCGGCTTCGAAGGCATTATACAACTCCCCAACGTCGTGGCCACCAGTTCGCGATGATTCGAGACTCGCTGGTGATGCCGTCGGCTTGTACTCCGACTTGGCTCGTCCCCGGGGCGATTGCCCAGAAGCGAGGAGCGGGAAGGAGACCGTCGTAACGGTTCGTCTCGGTGTCGTCTTCGATCACGCTGGATCGCATGTCGAGCGTGATGGTTTCACCTTCGGCAAGAGTTCCCTCCCATTCGACGCGCTCGCCATTTGGACCAACCAGAAGGAAGCTCGTTATCGGACCACGAATCTCGAAGGTTGGCCATGCGTAGGTGTCGCCAATGTTGGTGACTTCGCGCTCGCCGAATACTGCGGCAGAACCGACACGAAGCTTTGCCATGCGCGGAAGCAAAGTTGGACCATCGGCGTCTTGCCGAACGATGAATTCTTCGGGGCTGTTGCGCGTCCAGAACGCATCAGCCGCTTCGAGCACGAGTGTGGTCTTGAAGAAGGTTCTGTCGTCGCTGTCGACCTTGCGCGACCAGTCCCCTCCACTGACCCGAACAACATCCACAAACCACTCTCTGTCGTCCGGCATTCCGAAGTACAGCCGTGCGACGCCGCGTGTTGTTTCGTCTCGTGCTATGACGGGGTCTAGTGCCACAGCCAAGTCCGAAAGAAGCTCGTTCAACTCGGATCGGTTGGCGGCGTAGACCTTCATCGGCAACTGGATGGTACGACGCTTCACACGAGCGCCTCGCCATGTTGATCCGGAGCCAGCGCCGTCGAACCAAAAGTTCTCCACCCCGGGCATGCCGAAGCCAAGGATCCCGGCGAGCGCTTCGTGCCCCTTCACCTTGCTGTTCAGCCATGCATAGAGGTTGATGATCTTGCCACCACCCTCAAGTCTCAGAGTGTCCATTATTTGAGTTCCTCTCGTACCAGTTCGCTTGCGTGCCCGAGCATGTCCATTACCTGCTGTTTGGTGTCAACCCCGTCACCCGCAGCAGCGTGCCAGTCTACGTTGATCGTGACGCCACCGCCACCGCCTCCAGCCACCGCCATGATCTCCTGATTGAGCGAAGCGGGGATGGTTGCGTTTAGACCGCCGAGCAAGCCCGTGACGCTTCCCATTTCAGCCTTCAGACCATTGGCGAGCGACTGCATGATCAGACGACCATTGTCCTCCAGGAGAACCTTGTCTCGCTCTGGTGGACCCTTGATCTCCGGGATCATATCGGTCAGCCCGGTAAAGAACCCGGTGATGTCTCCGAGCATGCCTTCTAGACCATCCAGGAAGCCCTGGATAATATTCGCTCCGGCGTCGACCAGCCACTTGCCTGCATCAGAGAAGAATCCAACAACCGTGTCCTGAATCCCGCCGATGAAGTCGAGCGCCTCTTCCAGCGGATCCATGATGGCATCCTTGACATTGTTGAAGATGGTGTCAACGGTGCCGGTGATCGTGTCCCATGTGTTGGTAATGAAGTCCACTACGCCTTGGACGATCGGCTCGATAAAGTCTCGAATGGCGTTCCAGACCCGGTCAATCGTGTCCTTGATAGCGTCCATGATTATCTTGAGACCAAGCTTCATGGTTTCGAACTTGTCGGAGACCCATTCTACGATCTTCTCGATGATGGGTAGGATGAACGCCATAATGGCGTCCCAGACGCTTACGAAGAAGTCTTTGATGCCGTTTAGAACGGCGCTTATCGTGTCAAACCAGAACTGGAAGTATCCGATTACAAAGTCGACGATTGCGGTCACAACGGTGACGAGGAAGTCCCAGATGGTTTGCCACACCAGAGCGACCACCTGTCCGAAGAAGGTGAACAGCGCTACGATGAATCCGATGATGGCTTCGATGGCTGGCCAGACGTAGGTTTGGAACCACGACACGACTGCGCCAATGGCAGTCATGATGGCGTTCCAAACCGTGGAGACTACGGTGTACAGCATGGTGAAGTAGGCAACCACCATGTCGATGACGAATTGAATGATCGGCCACACATAAGTTTGGAACCAATCCACCACCGCTCCGACCACGGTCATGATGGAGTCCCAGACCGTAGTGGCGACCGAAACGATGCCTTCCCAGACCGTAGTGAAGAAGGCCGCTATGTTGGTCCACGCCTCCTCCAACCATGTCATGAAGTTGGACCAGATCTCCTGACCGATCTCGGTCTGTGTAAAGAACCAGATGATGCCAGCAACGAGCGCCACAATGGCCGCGATGATCAAGCCGATTGGATTCGCGGTCATGGCGGCGTTCATGAGCCACTGAGCCGCCGTCGCCGCCTTGGTCGCCGCTGCAGTTGCGATTGTAGCGGTTCTCTGAGCCACGGACGCTGCAGTAGCCGCTATCATCCCCGCGACGCTGCGACCCTGAGCGACGCCCTCTGCATTCTTGGCTGCGGTAAACAGCCCCGTAGCGGTGGTCAGCGCCAGCACGGTTGCCCGGGCAGCCTTCATGGCAGCCATGATCTTGATCGTCGCCCCGGTGGCAAGGAGAAGCCCTCCCGCGATACCGACCATTGCGACCAGAAGGTTCCGAGTTCCCTCGTCCATTTCCAGGAAGGCGTTCACGCCAACGATGACGCCGTCGACTAGCTCCTTGATCTTTGGAATTACCTCCTGCCCGATGGTGATCATAAGGGTCTCGAGAGAGCCCATGAGGATCGTAACTGAACCCTTCATGTTGTCCAGTCGAGCAGCAGCGGTGTCAGCAGCGGTTGTCTTGTTCATCGACGTCGCAAGCTCGTCGAAACCTTCCGCGCCAGTGTCTGCGATAACGGCTGCAGCACGGATGGCGTCGGTTCCGAACAGCGTCGAAAGCGTTGCTTGCTTCTGTGCGTCGGTTTGTCCTTCGAGGGACTTGGAAAGAATCTCGGAAACCTCGGTCAGCGACTTGAGGGATCCCTCGGCGTTGTAGAACTGGTTGACGCCGTCTTCAGTGATGATCCCGAGATCCGACATCAGGTCGGAAGCTTCGGCGGTGGTCGGGTTCAGTCGGAGAAGGGCGCTCTTGAGCGACGTACCAGCGTCGCCACCCTTGATACCGGCGTTACCCATGGCAGCAATGGCCAGCGCGGTGTCGTCGAAGGACAGCCCAGCCAAGTTAGCCACCGCACCGACTTGCGTCAGGCTCTGCCCAAAATCGTCAACCGTGATAGCAGACGAGTTGGCAGCGCCGGAGATCTGGTTCGTGACATTGACAAGGTCAGACGCTTCCAGATTGAAGGCGTTCATCGAGTTAGCCGCGATAGCAGCGGCGTTCGGAAGTTCGATAGATCCTGCGGCTGCGAGAGCGACGGTTGCGTCGGCAGCGCCGTTCAGGATGTCAGTTGTGCTTACACCAGCCTTGGAAAGCTCTTCCATGGCCGTAGCCGCTTCGACGGCGCTGTACGCGGTGTCCTTACCGATCCGGAGCGCGGCCTCCGAGATGAGATCCATCTCTTCAGACGTCGCTCCGGAAACGGCTTGGATACCGGACAGGGTTTCTTCGAAGCTTCCAGCGGCGAATACCGCTACGGCGAACCCGGCTGCGATGGTCGCGCCCATGACCGTAGCCGAGGTGCCTACGTCATTGAGCGCCTTCTGCTGAGCGGCTGCAGAGTCCTGAGCGGTCGTCTTGGCGTTGTCGAGAACCTTCTGGCCGTCCTTCAGAGAACTGAAGTCGGTTTCGAGGACGATCTTTCCTCGCGCCTCGCCAAGATTGTAATTCGCCATTTCTATGCCCTCACGGTCGTCGCCATTGGATCTCTGAAGCGCCCCTTGGCCGGTGCTATGTCAGCGCTGGACAGCCACTTGTCTAGCTCCTGCTGAGCCTTGCGCTGTCCGCTTGTTTTGTTTTTGGACTTTTCTGATACTTTTTGGAGTTGGTTTTCAAGTGCTTGCCCGAACGTTTGAACCGCCCGGTCGAAGCTCCAAGCGGTTAGCTCGTCCTCGATGCCATAGATCTCACTCGGACGAGTCCTCAGTTGCTTCCCCATCTGGAACGCTTCCCACAAGTGCCTCGGTCTCCGCACGAAACTGAGCAAGGTCGGCTGAACCTCCGACAGCAAAGTTCATGATGTACATCTTGTCGACTTGGTCAACGTAGTCAACGTAAACCACGTCGTCCTCACGCTCATCCAACTCAAGCTCGCGGGTGATGGGGTCTTGGTTTTCGTCCAACTTGGGGTCGCCGTTCTCGTCCAGGACAGGAACCAGATTGGACGACAGCTTCGGCTGCGTAACAACGTGGATAACAATCTTGTCGACGGTCTCCATCATCTTGTTGAACTTGTCGGGGTCGTCCATGATCGCCTGAACATTGGTGACCGGCTTGCCCTGTGCCTTGGGAAGGGTCTCGGCCTGAACAATACTCGTGAGACTGTCCATGGAATGGAGGACGTTGGCCTTGATCAGACCCTGAACGCCCGGGCGCTTGACTTGGCAAGTTTCGCCAGACGGGAGTTCAAGATCGTGAAGCGGCTTCTTCCAAGACGAGCCGTGCTTTGCAGAGGGCTTCTTGCGGTCTTGGGGCTTCTTTGCTTTGCTGGGTGAAGATGGCATCCTAGTGCTCCTTGTCGATTCTTCGGTTGGTTGTTATGCGGGGTTCGGTTCGACGAATGCCGTAACCGTTTCGTTCTGCACGAAGTCGTACAGCTTGTCCACGTCGGCTCCGGAAGGCATGGCCGTTCCGCTTCCCGATGCAGAGGTCAAGAAGAACGCGCCGTCTGCGAATTCACCAGACAGTTCGCCGGTCGCCTTGCAGCGGTAGATGATGCAGTGGAGGTCTCCACCAGAGTCAGAAATTACCTGACCCTCGATGCGGAAGTACGGACGCTGATCCGTGACCTTCTTGGAGTAAACCTTCTTCTGAGCCGGGGTCGTTCCGGACTCGGTGATGGTTCCGCCGCCCATGATCTTGAATGCGTCGAACGGGAGACCGCCCGATTCGAGTTCCCACTCGACTTCGGCACCGTCGCCGTGCTCGTTGGTGACACGGTCGTCACCCCGAAGCTGGTTGAAGTTCTCGGTGTCCGTGAACGACAGAGTCCGGGCAATCGGAAGGTCGACGCTGATGCTGTCGAGGACGGTTCCAAGGGTGTCTGTGTATGGGGTCAGCTTGATGTCCCGAAGGCCGTAAGGCACCGGGGTCTCGGCGATGGCCATTATTCTCTCCTTATGTTCGTGTTGTACTTATTGGTGTCCAACAATTCGCCCGAATGGACGTCAAATTTGTGAAGGACTATGACTCCACCTTTGGCTCCGCAGAAGCGTGAATCGCACTTGACCTCGATGACTTCACCGGGGACAATTAGCTCTCCATGCTTCTTGGAGTCGCAGCGAAGCTCCATCATCGTTATTCGAGGATGAAGTCTGTTGATTGACCGGCGAGCCAGTCGCGGGTAGCGGCGTTGAAGGATGCGACGGGGATGAACCATCCGTTGTCTGAATTGAACACAAGATCCTGCTTGGCATCCTCGATACCAGCGCCCATGAGATCGGCAACGGTAAGGATCTTCACGTCTGCGCGTCCGGTGTAATACACGCCCGAAATCTCGCTCATCAACGGGGCATCTTCGAGGATCTCTTCCTCGTGTTCAACCAACTCCGGCTCAGTCTCCGGGGTCTTGTTTTTGCTCGCCATGGGAGCCTCCTTCGTTCAGGTGTCAATTCTACCGGATTAGTGGCCTCGACCGATGATTCGCAGAGTCTGCGGTATCACCAGCGCTTCAAAGCCGTCGTCTGCAAGGTCGCCGCCCGTTCCCAGATCGAAGATCTGCGAGATGCCACCGCTCTTCGTCCGGATATCAACAATATTGATTGCCAAGTATTCGCCCAGAGTCTTCGCAATTCCAGTCGCTCGGTTGAAGTCGCCGAAGCTGTCGTAGACCCACAGGGTTACTGTGGTTGCGACTGAGCTACCCATGGAGGCTTCCCGCTCGCCCCAACGCACCACGATGAACGGCTTCTCGCTTGGCGAGTTGAGCGTGTCAGCTTGGAACACATTGCCCGGGGTAAATCCCAAGGCGGCGATCTCGTCACACTGGTTGATCCACTGCGCAAGCGCGTCGCGGTTGGTGTCCCAGAGATCCCCTTCTGGATGGACGGGTGGGTTGGGCATTATGATCCTCCAAACATCTTGGCCATGAGCTTGTTGGCCGTTTCGAAAAACTGCTTACCTTGGACTTCGATCGTCTTGTTGATGATCGCGTACTTCTGCCCAAACCGGATCTCAAGCCAGATCCCATAGCTCATGCGATGCGCTATCTCGATAGTGAACGACGCTGTTCCGGAACCGATCCGCGCTTCATACGAGCCGTTCAAGCCGCCCCGGGCGTTGCCGGATCGGTCAGTCCACTTGGCCTTACTCTTGGCATAAGTTTCCGAGCGCAAGCTGAAGTAGGTTGTGGTCTTCGACAGATACTGATAGGCAGCCTGTTGCGACTTGTCGAACTTGCCCGTGATGGTGTCGCTGACCCACTTGAGCGGCGTCTTATTTGCCACGCTCGCTCACCAACGCTCGCATCTCATATCCGTTGTCCCGGACGATGTCTCCAACCTCCCAGACGCGCCCGTCTTCGGCTACCCAGAAGTCGTTGATCTCGCAGACCGCGTCGTGCTCTCCAAGGAGCCAGAAGTCTGCCTCGCGCTGTTGACCGTCCGTTAGTTGGATGATGGGCGGGGCTGTGTTGGCTCCGAGCTCAATGATGCGGAAGGTCTGCGGGTCACGAGGCTCACCCTCTGTGTCCCTGTGGCCCATACTGGCAGTTTTAGTCCGTATGATGGGCACGAGTATGAGGGATGAGGGTTTCGTCGCTATAAACGCCCTCGTATTGAGGCGCTGGTACTTTAGCTCGGTGGCGTCCACGACTAGCCTCTCGTAATTTCCCGAGTTCGAGGCGCTACGGCGGCGCTTGGGTCTGGAGCGCCCTCGTCGTACCCGGCTACGATCTGGGAGTACTGATCGAAGATCTGGCTCATCTTCCGCTGCGAGCCGCCTTCGGAGATGTCCACCAGAGCGGCGACCTGATTGCGCTTGGCGATCCAGACCTTGCGCTCAGACTCAGTCATGCCATAGGCGTCGATAAGAGCGCCGAGGAACTCGTCTGTGTAAGCGGCGTCGTCAACCGTCTGCGTCGTGTTGCGAAGCTCTAGAATTTGCAAGGCCGTAGCCATGATTTCTCCTTCAATGGGAAGAGGGTTCCAACCACACTTTTATATGGCTGAAACCCTCCTGACTTTTGATGAGGCTACTCCGAGTCGGAGTCGTCGTCCTCGTCGTCCTCTTCGAGCCGCTCGATGAGTTGCTCTTTCTTGCCGGTTGTGGGAAGGTCTCGCTCAGCGAGTTCCTTCTTGAGTTCTGGGTAGCTCCAGTCCTCGTATGCGGACTCCTCGTCCTCGTCGTCCTCGTCGTCGCCCTCGTCGTCGGGGCTGGTGCCCTTGTCGTTGGAGTCGTCGTCGAGGTCGCCGTCGTCGTCGCTGTCCACGTCTTCGTCTTCGACGATGAAGTCTTCCTCGAAGTTGACGCTCAGACCGCGAAGCTTCGCGTCTTCGATGAGCCAAGGTCGATCCGCTGCATAAGCGGCGTCTTCCTCGTTCAACGGCTTTGTAAAGTCAATTACACGAGCCATGATGGAACCTTCTTTCCTTGGTGAAAGGAGAGCGGCTGTCCCACCAAGGAAGACAGCCGCTCTCCGGCTTGTTATGCGGGGAGGTAGGCAGTAGGAGGCACGTAGCTTCCCGTTGCCTTGATCTGCATTACTGCAGAGCCGCCACGCTGGCGAACGCCCGAACCGATTCCTCGGATGTAGAACGAGTCGATCAGCGGGTAGTCGTTCTCTGGACCCTTGACGAGTCGAAGGCCACGAAGGCTCGGCGACTTGTGCTCACGGATGCCGACAGGGTTGTTGAGGTTCATGGAACCACCCGAGCCGACTACGAGGACGTAACCAACCGGGAAGAGGTCGTCTTCCACGATGATCATGTCGCCGTACTTTCCGATGGCGCGAAGGCCGTTGTAGACAGCGCCGATGGCACCACCGGTGATCTGCTGTCCCGGGTTCAGAATGCGATCCTGCGGCTCTCCCACGGCGGGGATGAAGTCGTAGGTGTCGCCGTCTGCAACGCGGAACTTGCGGATGGCCTTGCCCTCGCGGGAGTTGACAGCAACGATCTGCTGAACGCCGTTCTCCGAGGAGTAGCCGTGGTGGCGAAGGTGCTCGTACAGGTCGTCGAGGTCTTCCGACACGATGGCCGTTCCACCCGACACGAGATAGTGGTTGTGAGTGCCGTCGAACGTGTTGGTCTTGTAGGTCGGAGGCACGGTGCCATCCGCGTTGTACAAAGCCTTCACGGGGACTTCAAGCTCGTCCACGATCGCGACCCGGTTCTCGTTGCCGTACAGCGCAGAGAGGACGGTGGTGAACACGAGGCGGTTGTCCGCGTCGAGCGCTGCGGAATGCAGAGCTTCAACCTGTTGCGAATCAGCATCGGCAAGGAACTGCCATGTGAAGCGCTTTGCGAGGTCGAACCAGCCGAAGTCGTAGCCGATCGAGAAACTGGAAGGCTTCTGACGGATACCACGAGGCTCACCGTACTCGGAAGCACGCTGGAACTCGGCGCTCGAAAGCTGAGTCACGGTCTCGATGTTGTTGGTTACGGGGAAGGTCAGGAAGTTGATGATCGCCTGACGATCCGTGTTCTGCAACGTGATCGTGTCCTGGAACTCGCCCCACATGGTGTTGTAGTCCACGCCGTCGGACGACTCGGTGACGAGGACGTCGCGGGTGTCGTTGTAGCCGGTGGAACCGTCGCGACCAGAGAGCGCG